AAAGGCTTGGATCTGTAATCTTTTTGGTCCATGTTGTAAGTAATCAGCTATAGCATACTGAGCTCTTGTAGGTGAAGGTAAATCAAGCTCATGCCACAAGGCTTGTAGAAAAAGCTTGAAGTCTTCTTTTAGGGCGGTTAAAGGGTTAGTCATTTCTTAAATTTATCTCTGAGCATGTTACTGATATAACCTGCAAAAAGATGTGTATTAGGACCAGAACCTCCTGCATAAGCATTGAATAATCCTGCAGATCCAGCAGCAGTATCTGTCTCTTTATCTATATCTAAAACATGTTCTTCTAAATCTTGACCAGTATAATGTTGAGAATATACATTTGCTATATTTCTAGCTGCTATAGGTAGGACAGCAGGTGCAAGTGCAGTAGCGTTAACTCCAAAACTAGACATAACTGATTGAGTTGCTCCACCAATAACAGCACCTTTAACACCTTCTACAGCTGCTCCTTTGTAATCACCTTTTAATGCTTTTTTATGAACTTCAGCATCAGCTAAAGCACCTACTACTTCGCCAGCAGCATTCCGTTTTACCAAGTCAAGAACATCTAAATCACCAAATCCTAAATTATAATTGACACCAGATGTCAGCTTATTTAAAGCTTCAATTTCTGAGAGTATTTTACCTGTAGGTAGCTTAGGTGTTTTTCCTTTTTCAAAAGCTTCTGATATAACACCAAAATCAGGAATCTCATAGTTGCTTAAAATCTTTTTATATTTGTTTAATACTGACGCAGGATATTTTGGATCAAATAAATCAGTACCACCTAATAAATCTTTAAACCATTGTCTAGCTTTTACTTGTGATTTACGCAGTCCAGCATATTTAGCTAGCATCTTTTGTGGTCCGTATGCTTCATCATATAAAGCTTCAGCAATCTTATCAAGACTTAGCTTTTCTGGATCAAGATCATCAAGGTTCAGCTTTTCTGGATCAAACTCATAATCATCACTCCAATAACCTGTATCATCTTTAAGCGTAAAAGGATTTATATGAGCAGTAACTTCTTTTACTACATCTTTTAAAAGATTTGCCCTATGGGCCATCTTTCCTAAAAAAGTAAGGTTTGCAGGGACAACACCTGATGTACCGCCAAGTTTTCTAAACTTGTGCATTATTTCCAGTTGTTGTGCTATAGGAAATTTCCGAATACGTTTAACAGTATTTTGATGGAAAATATGATGAGCTTCTGTTCCTAAAAGCGGTTTGTTTTCACTTAATAAAGAATCTTCTTTTGTTTTTAATTGTTGAGCTAATTGAGCTATAGGAATATTGTTCTTAATCGCATTATTTATTACTTCTATAAATGCTTTATCAGGTTGTGTTATTAAAGCATTATACACACGATTATAAAGGGTTTTATTAAGATATTTTTTGGTTGTTTTGCCAGGTCTTATCCAAAAAGCCTTATTCTTATATCCTTCTGTTAACTTGTCTAGCGTCTCCGTAATTAATTTAACATACTTCTTATCTTTATAAAGTGGTATTTCTTTAGCCATTATTTCCTTTGACCTCCGCCTCTACCTCTATTAGTACTTCGTGATTCTCTTTTATACGAACCATCCGGTTGTTTAGAAGCATCCTGTGTAGAACCTTTTTTAATTCCTAATTGGGCTCTAGCTCTTGAATGCTCACGTTTATATGCTTTGGAGTGGGCATGTTTACCTCCAGGGCTATTATCTCTTGAGTGTTTAGCTGCAGATGCCTTATTACTGGCATAATGCTTAGAGGTTTTTGATTGTCCCATACATTCTCCGTTTTACTTGTTCAGGATCTATAGCAGGTATCACTTTAGATAATTTCTCTAAAGGACTACCATCATATTCGACACCAGTGATGTCGTTAGTTTTTAACCATTCACATGCTGCTTTAAGATCAGCAGTAGAAGCCTCACCGCTTTTAACACGCTTCAAGAATTCATTTGTGACAAGGTTATGTAATTGGTTAAAGTCTTCTTCTGCTGCCTTAGTCATTAGTCTTTAAGTCCAGGGAATAGATTTTTCTTAATTAATAATACTGCTTGGTCATCAATAGTATTATCAGTTGAATTAGCATATGCTTCTAGTAGAGAAATAACTAATTCTTTAACAGCATTCGATGTTAGGAATGCCATGAGGATGGGTTTAATAAGAATCATTCGTCTTTAGTGGTTTCTTTAGTAGCGGTTTTCTTTGTTGTTTTTTTAGCTTTAGCTTTTTCTGCAGCTTCTCTAGCTGTTATATCTGAAAGAGTACTCATAGTGCATTTAGATTGTTTAGGTTTAGCCCATGGTTTATACCAAGGGGTAGGCGGCGATATGCATTTTAATACTTTAGCTTGTGCTTTTGTCCAAGAGGATATAGGTATTACATCACTACAAAGATTATACACACGTGAGCCAGGAAGAAGCATAAAGCCTTTTTGTTGAAGTTTAGCACAATTGTCTATACGGACAAGTTCATAATTTAACTTCATCTTTTCTTCCTGGCGAGCCGCCATTTGACGGCATTGCTCAAGACTACGTTTATCAAGTGGCACCATAAAATTAACTTGGAATCCCCAGTTTTCAGCTACAGTATAGCTTTGCTGAGCCATTACATCATCGTATGGTGTTGTATGATTGCCCATATAGAATGGGCTGAATGTCATGGTTGAACCGTTACAAGATATGTTTGGCCCATATACCTGACGACTTGGTGCTCCATTGTTTTGGAACTGTACGGCTTGATTCGTGACGTTTCCGGTAGCAGCTGCCACTGGATTCGAGGTGTTATTTGTTTCACCTTCATCTGCTTTTACAGGAGTTATTGCGAGAATACTGATAAGGAAGTAGTAGTAGACGTAGTATCGATTTCTCTTTCTATTTCTGTTACTTCTAATACCTGACTTGCTGCTCTTGTTACTATTTCTAGAGTGAAATCTGAACCAGCTGTTGTCATGTTGAATACCGAATCTGAATCGGCTATACCTCCTGATGAGGTTGAGGTATGGGTTATATTGTCCCCAGACCATTTGTTTAATGCTGAACCATAGGTCGTGATGGTTATCTCCTCCACGATTTCTTGAGTCGTTGTTGTTGTGGAATTCATCGACCCCTGTGTGAAATTGGGGGTGACTAATTCTGCTCTTGCTACCGTGGGTGAGGCCAGTAGGAAGAGTAAAAGCCATTTCTTCATTCTTCCTTTTTCTTTATCATAGGACAGTTGACGGGTGTGCCTTTGTCTTTATTGTTGTTGCCAGTGGACAAGCCAAAAGTGGCAAGTGCACCCGTAAATACGCTGGCAACGAACGTGATATCTGAATTCCCCGCTTTCTTTATCATAGGCAATTCAACATAATTCATTGTTATTATGAACCCACTCCAAACTACAACGCCTAATCTGACGAATGTTCCGAGGATTTGGATTTGGTGTTCTTGATCCTCTGCAGCATCTTTTAGCTTTCCGAGGAATCCTTTTTTTTCTTCCTGTTTTCCTTCCATTTGTTGACTTTAGCTTGTAGTTGTTTTTGAACTTTCTTTTTAATAGGTTCAAATAAGGATTGAGTAACAGAGGTTGTAGCTACTGCTACTACAGCTGTTGTAACAGCCGTCACCACCACCGCTGTTTCTGGTATAGGCATTTGTATATCTATAACCGGAATCTTCAGTTTCGGTGGTTCAGGTTGTTCTGTCGTCTTTTCTGGCTCTACCTCTTCAGGAGCCTCTAGATCAGCCGGAGCTATCACCATAGGCTTATATGATGGTATACGAGCTGAAGGGGGCTTAAACTCGATGCTAGGCACGTCTAAGGCTTTAGGGAGGACAGGAGTAGGTAGAGGTATTGACATTATGACCAGGCTAATGAAACACCATGTATTCTAGTGTTCTTAGAAGCAGTTTGATTATGTGTTGTTATTTTCCATCTAACATCAGTTCCTTGTGCAGTAGCAATAGTTAGATCATGGAAACCTATTATCTTCTTATTAGTACCCCAACTACCTTCATCTGTTAATGTACCTTCAGTCCAGTTAGTACCACCATTACTAGAAACATATCCTTTAATATCTGTATTTAATGTAGCAGTTCCTGCGGCATTCTCAATATTAAGTAATAAATCTCCTTTAGTTGCGGTTGAACTAGCTGTATTAGCAGTAGATTGAAGTGATATATTACCACCTTCAGCTGTAGTATCTAATGCATCAGTTGCATAACGAACTAAAGCAATACCATGTCCTCCAGATCCAGACGCACAAGCTCCTCCTGAGCCTCCGCCTCCGCCTCCAGTTCCATGCGTACCATCACCACCAGACGAACATCCAGAGGTTTCATCTCCATCTCCAGCTCCACCTTTACCACCTGTATATTCAGCAGCTCCTCCAGAACCACCTTGTCCAGCAAAGTAACCTCCTCCGTCTACTTGTTCACCAAATTGAGAGAAGTTTGTAGTTTGATATCCATTCGCTCCATTACCGCTAGCATTTGAGGCTGATGCACCTGCAGTAGCAGTTCCACCAAATCCAGTTGTTGCTACACCATTATTTTGTGATGTCCAACCTCTACCACCAGCTCCAACAACTATTGTATAAGTTTGAGCTGTTGCAGAATAACTTGTATTATGTACGTATCCTCCACCATTACCAGCTGGACTATTACCTGAACCGTTCCAACCAGCATGTGAACTTTGTGCTGAACCACCTCCTCCTACAAGAAGGTATTCAATAGTTCCAGCACCAGTTACAACAAAATCATAACTTGTAGAAGTAGATCCAGATTGACCATTATATACTCCAGTATGGGTAAATTCATGGTATTTATAACCACCTACTGTTGTTATAGTACCTCCTGTAGCAGAACCACTAGTTGTAGTGTTTCCGTGATAATAACCACTTGTTAGAAACTCACCTGTACTATTACCTGTATCTACTCCTGAGTTATCTTGAAAGGTATCGATAACCTGATCTACTAAATTATATTTAGTTTTAGAATGATCGGAAGCTCTATATAAAGCTAATTGAGATATGTTTTGTTCTAAAACACTTAATGCTACTTCTGACCAAGTTCCATCACCTCTTAAGTATGTAGAACTTGAAGCTGTTCCTGATCCTAGTCTAGCAGTAGGTACAGTACCACTAGCAAGATTACTAGCGTTTGTTGTATCAGTAGTAGCTGAAGTTGCTAATCCTGCAATTTTAGAAGAAGCTATAGCTGCATCAGCTGCAACTGAATCATTGACAACAGCATGTTGCCCTAATTGTGCAGCTTCGACAGCATCATCTGCTAGTTGATCTGTATCTACCGAATCATCAGCTAGTTTACTTCCAGCAATAGCTGCTGACGTATTTATATCGGCATTAACGATCTCTCCATCCTTAATACCTTTTTCTGTTATTTGTGTTAATGCCATTAGTCTGCTGCCT